CCAACCTGCTGACGACTGCAGCTAACCTGTCCCAGACCTCTCTGGAGCAGATGCTGATTCAGATCCGTCAAGCTGTAGACAACAACGGCAAGAAGATCCGTCTGGTGCCCCGCCAACTGGTGGTGGCTCCTGGCAACGTCTTCCAAGCTGAAGTGCTGCTGAAGAGCGTGTTGCGTGCTGGCAACGCGAACAACGACATCAACCCGATCAAGTCTATTGGCTTGCTTGACGAGGGTGCCGCTGTTCTGTCGCGTCTGACCAATGCTTCGGCATGGTGGGTCCAGACCGACGCTCCGGAAGGCATGAAGCTCCTGATGCGCCGTAAGCTCGAAAAGACGATGGAAGGTGACTTTGAAACTGACTCGATGCGCTACAAGGCCACCGAGCGTTACGATGTCGGCTTTACCGATCCTCGGGCCATGTACGGCACGCCGGGCGTCTAAATCTCAGAGGGGGCTTCGGCTCCCTCTCCTTCAAGGAGAAAGACGATGGCACAAACGTATTTTGGTAGTACCGTCCGCGCTGGGTCAGACACTCTGACTGATACCGTTGACGGCGGCTTCATGGTGCTGACTCAGACCACGACGGTGACAACGCTTGCCGATGGTTCTGCTGTTACCAGCACGCTGACGCTCCCGGTTGATTCGCAGATTCTTGAGTTCTTCATTGACTGCACGACCACTCCGGTGGCTGGTGGTGGTACGGCAACGACCGTGCCTATCACGATTGGTACTGCTGCTGCTGGCACGCAATACCTGTCGTCCACCAACGTCATCTCTGGTGGCCGAGCTTCTTTGTCGTTCACTGCTGCTCAACTGGAAGCCATGCGGGACATCGGGAGCACTACGGTTGCTTTCACGATTGACCCCAACGGCACCATCTCTACCACCCAAGGTGTTTACCGCTGCACAGTGGTTTATGCCCAGAAGGTTTAAGGAGGTTCAATATGGGCCAATTTAAGCCGATGGTGAAGATGACCACTACTGAGCCTTCAGTTGAACTGAAGCTCAAGAGTGGCGGTGCGGTGAAGATGCAGATGGGTGGAGCGCTTGCCGCTACGCCTGCTGCTGGGCCTGCAATGCGTGGCGCTCCTGCCCGCGGCGGGATGATGCCCGCCAAGTCTCCTGGTAAGCCTTCTCTGGCTGACCGTCGTCGTGCGATGAAGGCTGGTCCCACTGGTGCTGCTCCTGCAGGGCCTATGGGCATGGCTGGTCGCATGATGAAGAAGGGTGGCGATACTCTGGCAGAACACGCTGCAAAGCCCGCGTCTAAGGCCCACAAGGGTCTGAAGACAGGTGGCGTTGTGGACGGTCAGGGCGGCTACAAGTCTGGCGGCATCATCAAGTCCACCAAGGGTAAAACCAAGATGGACACGGCAAAGCCTGATCACTCACCCGCCAAGACTGGCGATGTGAAGATGGGCAATGCTGGTGGCTACGCCACTGGTGGTGTTGCGAAGGCAAACGGCGGCGGCTACAAGAAAGGCGGAGACGTCAAGATGGCGATGGGCGGAATGTCTCCGTCATCAGCGCCAACTCCGCGGAAGTTTAGGTCAGCCGATGCGTTGCGGTATTTGAGGGCTACTGGCGATAAAGCTGGCGCAGATCAAATCTTGAAGGCGGCAGTTGGCATAAAAGGCGCTAATGTTCCTGAACGATTCTATGAATTGAACAAGGAGCCTTACGCTGGGCAACAAAGTATTGCTACGGAAACTACCAATACTCCCGGCAAGATGGCGATTAGTGAACCGCCAGTCGCCCCTCAAGTGAGTTCTGCTCCGCCTCCCGTTCCCGCACCCAAGCCTGTTCCGATGGGTCCGGGAGCTATGAAGAAAGGTGGCGCAGCAAAAAAAGCCTACGCCACGGGGGGTCTTGTTGACTCTGGCCGTCCCGTGGCGATGCCTCAAGGAGCGAAGAAGCCTTCAAAGCCTGTAAGCATCAATCAACTGTCAGGCACCTTCAAAAGAGGTGGTGCAGTAAAGATGAAAGAGGGCGGTAAGGCTGAAACACCTCCCAAGGGTGTTGAGGATACGATTCAGACTGCACGAAACGAGCGGGCTTACAAGGCCTGGGAGAAGAGTCAGGCTGAAGAGAACAAGGCCATGTCACAAGGCATTGGTAGCATGTTCTCTACGATTCCTCGCAAGCTGAAGGAAATCTTCTCTGCTGAGAAGCCTGCTAGTTCGCCTGGATCAGTGACAAAGACTGAAAAGTCTGTAACAGTCACTCCAAAGAAGCGCGGCGGGGCTGTTACCTGCTGAACCAAGTGGGGGCTTCGGCCCCCGCTTCTCCTTTGAGGTTCCAATGTCAACATTGACTAACGTATTTGCGGTACACGCTGAAGTTACGGGCACTGCCTATGCTGGTGCAACTAATCTTGGCGGGTATCAAATTTTGCCCGGTGGTACTGCGGGAGACATCATTCTGCGTGATGGCGGTGCGGCTGGTGTTGAGCGATTGAGGTTCAACATCGCCACAAGCCCGACAAATGCTTTGTCAACGCTTTTGCCCGGTAACGGCATCCGTTTCACCTCAAACATTCATGTGACTTTGCCAACCAACGCAAAGATCACTCTTTTCTGTGGTTGATCATGCCAGCCAAATCGCAGGCCCAATTTAGGCTGATGAAGGCGGCTGAAAACAACCCTGCTTTTGCCAAGAAGGTAGGTATTAAGCCAGAAGTTGCTGCTGAGTTCACTCAGTCCAATGTTGGCAAGAAGACTTACGGCAAGCTGCCAGAGAAGATGGCAGAAGGCGGGTTGTATGCCAACATCCACGCCAAGCGAGAGCGGATTGCTGAGGGTTCTGGCGAGAAGATGAGGAAGCCTGGATCTGCAGGCGCTCCGACAGCTAAGGCCTTCAAGGAGTCTGCCAAGACCGTCAAAAAAGCTGATGGTGGTGAAGTCAAATTATCGGTTGGCAGAGGCGAAAAGCTGCCTGTCTCACAGGGCGCTGGCCTGACCCAGAAGGGTCGAGAGAAGTACAACCGAGAGACTGGCAGTAACTTGAAGGCACCGCAGCCTGAAGGGGGCTCCCGTAGAGACTCGTTCTGCGCGAGAATGGGTTCTATCGCTGAAAAGAGCGAGAAGGGAAGCCGATCAAGGGCTTCAATGAAGCGCTGGAACTGTCCGGGGTGGTGATGAAGCAAGAACTGTCAGATTCCACCAAGCATGTAGTCGATGCGTTGTCTATCGCTACTGTTTTGGGGACGCTTGTGGAATTTCTTCCATCAATTGCTGCGTTGTTTACGATTATTTGGACTGGAATCCGTATTTGGGAGACTGATACGGTGAAAAGTCTGTTTGGAAGAGAGTAAACGATGGCTTACTCGGGAACTGTTGGTCAGACGGTCATCTCTGTCCAGACTCTGATTGATCACGGTGCCCGTAGATGCGGGAAACTGGCGGAAGAACTGACTTCTGAGCAGGTTCTGTCGGCTAGAGAGTCGCTGTTCTTCCTGCTGTCCAACCTGATCAACATCGGCATCCAGTATTGGGCTATCAGCAAGACGGTCATTGGTCTGCAGGCGAACAAGTACATCTACGACCTTCCTGTGGGTGCTAATGATGCACTGAATGTTCTGTACCGCAGAATGAATAGGCCAACACCTAACAACACGGGTGGATATAGCACCAGTGCTGGTGGTACTGTGGCAAATGCGTTTGATGGCAATGTAGACACCATATTTACGCAGAGTTCGTCAAATGGTACGGTGACTGTGGACTATGGCTCAGGCAACACTGTCTACCTGGGTTCGATTGGCATTCTTCCTGCCACAACTGCGACGGTGAACGTCATCTTTGAATACTCAGCAGATGGCATCACTTGGTCTACCTTGTACGATCCAGGTGCTACTGCATGGGTGGATGGAGAGTGGATTTGGTACGACATTGATCCTGGGCAGAACGTCCAGTATTACCGTATGCGTGCCACTGGTGGCAGCACGATCAGTGTTCGTGAGTTGTATTTCGGCAACAACTCTACCGAGATCACGATGGCGCGACTAAATCGTGATGACTACACCAATCTGCCAAACAAGAACTTCACTGCAAACCAGCCATTCCAGTTCTGGTTTGATCGCACGATTCCCCAGCCTAAGTTGTACTTGTGGCCTGTGCCTTCTGACACGTTTGTGCAGATGACGGTTTGGTACTCAAGGCAGATCATGGATGTTGGCGATCTGTCTGGGGAGCTTGAGATTCCTCAGAGATGGTTCTTGGCAGTGCAGAACATGCTAGCTCACCAGATGAGCCAGGAGCTTCCTGGGATTGATGTGGCAAGGATTCAGTACCTTGAGGCGCAAGCAGAGAAGTACCTGAATCAAGCCGAGCAGGAAGAACGCGACAAGTCTCCGATCTACTTTGCGCCGAATATCTCCTGCTATACGAGGTAGTCATGCCAAGGTTCTTGGATACCCTCGGAAATTCAGACTTATCGATTGCAGTGTGTGATCGCTGCAAGATGAAGCGTGCTCATTCGGTTATGAGGTCAGACCCAAACTTCCCTGGCTTGCAGGTCTGCAACGAGGGGTGTGCTGATGAGTTTGATCCGTACAGGTTGCCAGCTAGGAAGACCGAAAAAATCACGATCAGGTTCCCCAGGCCTGATGTTAGCGTTGCAGTCACAGACGATAATCTTGTGACCACTGGCTATGGTGGATATGTGATATCTACGCAGAACAGTGATAGCACGCCAGAGGCGAACGGCAATGTAGATGGAATTGAGGTGCAACCTTAATGGCTAACGTAACCATTACCTCGTTGCCGACTGCTGGCCCAATCACGGGCACTGAGTCCGTTCCTATTGTCCAGAACGGACAAACGGTACAGACAACCACTGCTGCGATTGCAGCGTCTCCTAGCCAGACTCAGACGTTTCTGACGGTCAATAGCGAGGCAACGCTTCCGAATAGCCGGTACTTCTCTACTAGCACGGGTTTGGGACTGTCTGATGGCGGCCCCCTGTCGTTCTATCGGATCTCTTTGAATGGAGCCTCTGGGAGCCTAGAAACGGCTTTGACGGGCATCATTGCAAAGGATACCGCCTCTTCTGTTGTATCTCGAACTCTGCTGACAACGGGTGTTGGCCTATCAGTTTCTGATGGCAACGGCGTATCTGGTAATCCAACATTTTCTTTGTCGGGGCAAGTCGCAGCCCTTGCGAATGCCTCTGGCGCTGGCTTTGTTGCGTTGCCAAACAACGGATCTGTAGTTGTCCGTTCGATCACCGGGACTGCTAGTCAGATTGATGTTGCGGATGGGACTGGGGCAGCTAACAACCCGACCATCTCTATAGCTAGTGACCCAACACTTCCTGGGACTGGTGCTGTTCTGATCCCCAAGGGGACGAATGCCCAGCAGCCCACAGGGATTGATGGCAAGCTCAGGTACAACACTGACCTGAACACATTTGAGGGTTATGCAAACGGAAGTTGGGAAAACCTAATCACTCCGAATGTGTACCCTGGTGCAGGGATTGCTGTTTCTACAGGATCAGCTTGGGCCACATCCAAGACGGCACCCTCTGGAGATATTGTTGGAACAACTGACTCTCAGGTTCTGACAAACAAGACGATCAACGGACTGAACAACACCATCAGCAACATATCGCTGACTGCAGGTGTTACGGGTACGTTGCCGGTTGCGAACGGTGGTACTGGTGCTGCCACTTTTGCCGCCAACAATGTCTTGCTTGGCAACGGGGCGTCTGCGTTTCAGGTTGTTGCTCCTGGAGCATCTGGTAACGTTTTAACGAGCGATGGAACTACTTGGCAGTCTTCACCCCCTGGGGCTGCTGGTGTTTCGAGTATTTCGTTTGGCACCACCGGCCTGACCCCATCCACGGCAACTACTGGTGCTGTTACTGTTGCTGGAACGTTGGCTGCTGCAAGCGGTGGTACGGGTCAGTCTACTTATGCAGTCGGTGATCTGTTGTATGCCTCTGGCGCTACAACGCTTTCTAAGCTGGCAGACGTTGCAACCGGTAATGCGCTTATTTCTGGGGGCGTAGGAGTTGCCCCCTCATACGGAAAGATCGGTCTGACTACGCATGTGTCTGGGACGCTTGCGGTAGGAAATGGCGGCACTGGATTAACTTCCACCCCAGCCAACGGCGAGATTGACATAGGAAACGGCAGTGGGTTCACTCGAACAACATTGACTGCTGGCTCGGGAATTAGCATCACAAACGGCGCTGGGTCCGTAACAATTGCATCCACAAGTTCAGGGGGATCAGTCACTTCAGTAAGCCAAACCTTTACTGGAGGTTTGATATCAGTTAGTGGCTCGCCTATTACTACCAGTGGAACGCTTGCGTTGTCAGTTGCGGGAACGTCTGGTGGCATACCTTACTTTTCTAGCGCATCTACTTGGGCTACGTCAGGTGTTTTAGCGGCGAACTCAATTGTTATTGGAGGGGGTGCTGGTACAGCGCCATCCACAACTGCAACTGGAACTGGTGTTCTAACAGCGCTTGGCACCAACACAGGTACTTCGGGATCATTTGTAGTCAATGGCGGGGCTCTAGGAACCCCGACATCTGGAACGCTCACAAATGCAACAGGATTGCCTCTTTCTAGCGGCGTCACAGGTACATTGCCTGTTGCTAATGGCGGAACTGGGCTAACAACCTTTGCGGCGCTATCAGTCCCTGTTGCTAACACACTCAACACGTTGAGTGCTCTTACCGCGACGGCAGGGCAATCAATCCGCGTTAATGCGGGCGGGACGGCTTGGGAAGCCTATGTTCCTACATCTGGCGGCGATGTAACTGGCCCAGCAAGTAGCGTTAGCGGGAACATTGCCACCTTTAATGGAACGACTGGCAAGGTCATCCAAGACGGTGGTAAGGCTCTACCTACGGGATCAGTTGTTGGCACGTCAGACACGCAAACACTGACGAACAAGACAATTACTGCTCGCGTAAACGCCCAAACAACGATAGCTTCTCCTTGGGCTTGGAGTAGTGATTCTTACGATCAACAGAGTTTTTCAGCCCTAGCCAATGCGCTGACGATCAACGCTGATGCTGGCACTCCAACCGATGGTCAGAGGGCTATTTTCCGGTTCAAAGACAACGGAACGCCTCGGGCTCTTACTTGGACGACAGGAACGTCAAAGTCTTTCAGAGCTATTGGTGTAACTTTGCCGACTACAACGGTGACAAGTAAAACCACCTATGTGGGCTGTATCTACAATACTGCGGACAGCAGATGGGATGCAGTTGCTGTGACGACGGAGGCCTGATGATCAAAATTGACTTTGAGTTTGACACGCCCTACGGTGTATTCCGTGATGCGCTGCATCTTCCTGACGACCACACGTTCACAGATGCAGAAATTCAAGCGATGAAAGAGCAGCGGCGGGACAACTGGATAGCCATTGTGTCTGCCCCTCCAGTTGAAGAGCCCCAGGAGGGCTAAATGGCCGACAGGTACTGGGTAGGTGGTTCCGGCAATTGGAACAGCACCAGTAAATGGTCTACTACGTCTGGTGGAGCGTCTGGAGCGTCTGTTCCAACATCTGCAGACAATGCTATTTTTGATGCAAGTTCTGGCGCGGCGCACTTTACTGTTACCGTTACCGCCAACGCAACGTGTGCCAATTTGACACTTACACCTGTTGCTGCTGATGGCGTCACTATATTTCAAGTAGCCAACGGTTTTGTAATAGCAGGTACGTTTTCTACAAGCGGAACGCAAGGTAACAGAAGATTTCTTTTTAGGACTTCTGATTATGGTGGTCTTACATATGACGTCAGCATTGCCACTATAGGCACTGTATCAGACGTTGATTTTTCAGATATTAGGATTACAGGTGCTGGCGGCACGCTTTCTGGCACAAGAATAGGCAATTTGGGCGGCTGCAAAAACATTACATTTTCAACTCCAAAAACAGTTTACTGGGTAACGCTAGCTGGCGGAAACTGGTCTGGAAACAATTGGTCAAATGTTTCGGCAGGTACGGCTAGCACCGATAATTTCCCGCTTGCACAAGATACGGCAATCGTTGATAACGCAGGGTTAAATACATCAGCCACGATAACGTTCAACACTGGAGTAATATTTTATTGTGGCTCAATAAATATGTCGTCTCGCACAAACGCGATGACATTTACGCAAAGTGGTTCAGTTCTGTTAGTGTTTGGTGATTGGAGGAACGGTACCGGCGTTACATTAACATCAGGGGCTGTTACACCAACTTTTCAAGCAAGAAGTGCAACGCAAGTAATAACTTCCGCAGGTGAAGTATTTGGCGATGTTAGTATTTACGCGATTGGTGGCACAGTTGAGCTTACTGATGCACTTAACTTAACTGGTCGTTCGCTAACATTTTTTGCGGGCACATTTGACACCAAAAACTTTAACATTACATGCGGCACCATATTATCTGGTGACACAAGTTTTGTAAAAACGGTTAAGTTGGGGTCTAGCACCATTACAGTAAATGGTGGAGCACCAGAAGCGATTGATCTCAGGCTAGGAACAAACCTAACAATTGATGCAGGCACTTCTCAAATAAATATGTCTGCTGCTGGCGTTACCTTTTATGGTGGCGGCCAGACATTTAGAAATGTGTCATTTAGCGGCACTTCAGTTACAACTGTTGTGATTGGCGATGGCGGCAATACGTTTAATAACTTAACGATAAACTCGCCAGGATCAGTAGGAATAAGAAGAGTTGAAATTGCTGCAAATCAGACAATCAATGGTACGTTAACTGTTGCGGGCGCAACTGTCTTAAGGCGTGTGTTTGTAAAGTCAGATGTGTATGGCTCAGGACGAACATTGACTGTAGCAACGTTAGCAGCAACAAACTGTGATTTTCAAGACATCACGATTGCGGGTGCTGCAGCGGGCTCCACACCGACTCGGGCTGGCGATTGCGGTGGCAATTCAGGGATTGTGTTTACGTCCAAAACTGTCTACTGGAACCTCGCAGGCGCTCAGAACTGGAGCGCTACAGGTTGGGCCCCATCGTCTGGTGGTACGGTAGACATCAATCAGTTCCCTCTGGCCCAAGACACAGCCGTCTTTGACAATACCGGGTCTGCAGGTACAGTAACAATTAACAGCGCTTGGAATATTGGGACAGTTGACGCCTCTGCCCGTACAACCGCAATGACTTTATCGGTTGGGACGAATACACCTGATATTTTTGGTGACTGGAAGTGGGGTTCAGGAGTAACTTCAACAAGCTCAGCAGGCACGTTGAACTTTACTAAGCGTGGCACACAAACTATCACAAGCAATGGTATTACATTTGGATGCAATATAACTATTGATTCATTCAATGGGAATACGCAACTAGCTGACGCTCTAACATTAAATACGGCCCGAGCGTTAAGCGTATTGTCTGGAACTTTTGACGCTGTAAGCTATAACGTTACTACTGGTCGTGTTTCTGTAACAACAGATGGAATAAGTGTTTTCACTAGAGCCGTTAAGATGGGCTCTGCAACATGGACTATAACTAGCACGGGCACAGTTTGGGACGGTACAGATGTTAGTGGATTTGCCTTGTATATAGGTACGGCAACAATAACATTGTCAAACACCACCACTACCGCAAGAACATTTATTACCAACGGCGTTGGGTTTGGAAAAATCACCATTGGTGGCGCAACAGGCACAAGCACGCTAAATATTAGTGGCATAGGGCATATTGCAGAACTGGCTAGTACAAAAACAGTAGCTCATACAATAGCGTTTGATGCGCCAATAACATTTGGAAAATGGAGCGTAACTGGTACTGTTGGTAACGTAGTCACAATTACTGGTGATATTCCAGATCATGTATTAGCTGGAGCGGCTACGTCAGGTATTAACTACCTAGCGATGGGTGCTACGGGATTCGCCTCAACTTCACCTGGAGAGTTTTACGCCGGGGTAAACTCAACTGGAACTGCCGGTGCCCCGGTGTATAGGACGGCACCACCTGCTGCTCGTACTCTATATTGGGTTGGCGGAACAGGCAATTGGTCTTCTACAACAAGTTGGTCTACCAGTTCAGGAGGTGCTTCTGGTGCTGCTATTCCAACAAGTTTAGATGACGTTGTATTTGATTCTGCATCAAATGCAACCGCATACACATCAACAGTAGACGCAACTTCCAGATGTAATAAGCTAACGGTTGCTGGCCCAGCTTCTGGAAATGTAACTTTTGCTGGAACTGCAAGACTAATCTTGCATGACGATGTTTCATTGGCGGCAACCGGCATTACAAGAACTTTTACTGGACCGATTGTTTTGTCTGGCTCAACAACAGGCAAAAGTTTTACTTCGAACGGCGTAACGCTAAATTCAACAATAACTGTTGACGGGGTGTCGTCGGAATGGACATTAGGTTCAGCACTAAACAATTCATCAAATATTGTAAATATAAAAGCTGGGCTGCTTGATTGTGATACTTATAATTTGACTGCAGGTTCAATTACTGCAAACACAAACACTTCTAAGACTATAGACTTTGGTTCAAGCACTATAAGTCTGTCAAGTGGGTCTTTTATTGACTTTGGATCATCAGGTAACCTAGAGGAACAATCGGCAAATCTTTCTGTTATTGTTGGCACATCACAAATAAACGCATCTGCAGGTAATCCCAATATATATAGTAATAGCAAAACATTCTATAACGTTGCGTTTACCAGCACATCCGCAGGAACTGTTAGTATTGTCGGCGCTACTAGTTTTAATAATCTATCATTCACGGGAATAACAGCGTCTGGGTTAAAAATAATATCTCTTAACGCAAACCAAACGGTAACTGGCACACTGACTTGCTCCGCAGGTACAGACGCCACGATGCGTCACTTCATCCGTTCAGACACTCTTGGCACAACACGCACTATCACTGCCGCAGCAGTCAGCCTGACGGACGTTGACTTCCGGGACATCACGATTGCTGGCGCAGCGGCTCCAGCTACAGGTACTCGGATTGGTGACTGCAAAGGCAACAGTGGGATTACGTTCACTGCTGCGGCTAACAAGTATTGGAACCTTGCTGGAGGCGGTAACTGGGGCGGGGCAATTGCGTGGGCCACAAGTAGTGGCGGATCTCCGTCCATCAACAACTTTCCGTTGGCGCAAGACACCTGCTTTATTGAAAACACGGGCTTGAACGCCAGCGCTACGGTCACAATCAACGTTGCGTACAACATTGGCACCGTGGACATGTCAGGTCGGACAACGGCTATGACACTTGCAAGTAACGTAAACCCAGTTATTTATGGAAACTGGGTTAATGGAAGCGGTACAGCGTTAAGCGGTACAGGCACACTTACTTTTTCAGGGCGCACAAGTCAAACGTTGACTAGCGCTGGGAAGACATTTACGCAAAGTGTTACCGTTGACTCGTTGTCTGGCACGGTAACTTTGCAGGATGCCTTCACTACTAATAGGTCTTTAACTGGTGCGTTAACAATAACAAACGGCACCTTTGACGCGGGAACGTACAACGTTACCTTAAGTTCTGGATCAGTCGTATCAAATAACTCAAATACGAGAACTATCGCAATTGGTTCTGGAACTTGGACTGTTGCAGGATCGGGGGGCTGGAACGCAACAACTGCCACTGGCCTTACTGTCACAGGCACAGGCACGATCACCCTTACATCCGCCTCTTCTAAGACCTTTGCGGGTGGCGATGCAGCCTACACTAACGTTACGGTTAACCAAGGTGGCGCGGGCACGTTGACCATTACTGGCAACAACACCTTCAAAGACATTACCAACACATACAAGAGTACGGGCTCTACAACGATTTCCCTAGGGGCCACAACACAGCGAGTGTCGCAGTGGACCGCTGCTGGTGAAGCCGCACGATTGTTAACGCTATCAGGAACATCAGCAGCAAGCCCTGCTACGCTGATCCTTACAGGCGCAACTGATCCTAGTGTGGACTACCTGTCCATAGCCAACGTTCGGGCGTACAGTCTAGACACGACTTGGTATGCTGGTACAAACTCTACAAACAATGGATCGTTAGGCTGGTATTTTGAAGCTGGTGCTCCGGTTGTATCGGGCAACACGAACTTCTTCTTCTTCCTCAGATGGTAAGAAACGTCACATAGACGGAGCATTGAAATGGCACAAACAGGCTACACACCAATTCAGTTGTACTACTCCACCACCACGACCAATGTTCCTACTGCAGGAAACTTGGCGGATGGTGAGCTTGCCATCAACATCACTGATGGAAAGTTGTTCTACAAGGACAACGCTGGGGTAGTTCAGACCATCGCAACGAAGAATGCGGTCACAAACGTTGCGTCGATCAGCTTTGGCAGCACAGGCCTTACGCCGTCAACTGCAACGACGGGGGCTGTCA